CTCAGATATGCCCTATATCTAACGCATGCTGGGGATAGGAAAGTTAATTATGTATATAGGCCTAATTCGCTAGTAAAGAGGTGGCTTGATGGGTCCGCTGAACCCCCGACCTCTCGAGTATCTTCAGCACATCTTAGACATGTCTCTATCTATGAAGTAAGGAAACTTGGATTAGACTTCTTTACGTCAAAGGGCAGGACCTGGATTTTACAACTAATTAATACTTTAAGTAGCTTGGGTATGCAAGAAGCGCTCTTTGTCGGGTTACTTACTTGGACTGCTAGTTTGCCTGAGCATATTGCTGATCTAATTTCAAAAAGTTCTATCTGGACATGGAAATTTCAAAGTATAGAGCAGTTTGCAAAGAAAATTAAAGATGAATTTTCTCTTAGGCTCAAAGCTCTTCAAAATAATGTTAGTATCGACTTGACTCCTTTCTTTGAGTTTGAAGTTTTAGTTAATAGGGGTTTAGGGGCAGTGAACTGGTCGCAGGAGCGTGAAAACAGGACCAACCCTAATTTATGTAACGTCAACGAAGCAGAAGTGTTTTCTAGAGCTGTACTACTATTCCAACAAATTCGCGATAGAGGTGCCAAGCCCAAGAGAACCTTGTGGGAAGACTACTGGGCTATGCGGTGGGCCTGGTCGCCTACTGGGGCATATCACTCTCAATACGAAGAAGATAAAGAGTACATTGCGAGTGACCGGTCATTAAAACACAAATTCTATTCTTTCAACCGTATGCCGGCATACCCATTTTCGAAATTTTCAAGGCGTAAAGCAGAAATGGTGGCATGGTCTTCAACCAAATATGAGTGGGGTAAACAGAGGGCTATTTACGGGGTGGACGCTACCAGCTTTATTATGGCAGGATACTGTATGCCCAATATAGAAGAGATGTTGTCAGAAAAATTCCCAATAGGACAATCTGCCAACGAAGAGAGCGTAGCAAAAACGGTACAGCAGGTTCTGTCTAATGGTACTCCTTTCTGTTTTGACTTTGAAGACTTTAATTCACAACATAGTAATAGTAGCATGCAAGCAGTGCTCCGTGCTTATCATTCAGTATTCAGCAACGATATGGTACCAGACCAGATAACTGCTTTAGGCTGGGTAATACGCTCATTGGATGAGTGTTATATTAATGATGTAGTTAATAACTCACAATATAAGGCTAGTGGGACCTTACTATCTGGATGGCGTTTCACTACTGTAATGAACACTATACTCAATCAAATTTATACTGATTTGTGCCTAGACGGGTTAAATGTAGTGAGTACGCATAACGGTGATGACGTATTAATGTCTGTGAAAAATATGAAACAGATAGTAACTCTCGAACATCGTGCAAAGATATATAATATCAGGTTCCAGAAAACTAAGTGTTTCCTTGGCGCTATAGCTGAGTTTTTACGTGTTGATCACAGAGCAAAGACGTCCAGCCAATACTTAGCTAGATCTGTAGCAACTTTCGTTCATGGTCCGACTGAGTCGGCATTACCAAAC